GAACGGTCGTTCTGTCCAAGACTACTTGCCAAAAATCGTAAACCCTTGCAGGACAAGGACTTAGGACAGAACGCTTGGTATTTACATTCCGCATACTGGACAACCCCCCAGCGCATATAATTTAATAGCCTCCGCTGGAAATCTGTTTTTTCAGTCTGCTCATTATTTAATTAGTTAGTTAGCTAATTAGTTATCTAACTCAATAGTTAGTAGTTAACAACGCGACGAGAATTCTCTCAAGATTAGACATGAAAAGTTCAAAACAAGAACTGATGGAAAAAGTTAAAGTGTCCGTGGCAACTAGCGATTGTTGGGAATACATGATTCAAAGTGTTAACAACTGCGCAAAGCATTATGCCTTCGGCGGTAAAACTAAAACTGCGAAGGGCAACTTTGTTGTTGCAATGGACGACCTAACTCTTCAAGAGTGTGAGGAGTTTACTGCTGATGCTATCGCAGCGGCAATTAACTACTCTAGCAAAAAAGATGGACTTACCATTGGTCAGCTTATTGGTTACGCTTGCGTGGCCGTTAAAAATAAACTGATGAAGCATTGGGTAGAAAAAAAGAAATACTCTTTTGTCCGTTTGCCTCTTGATTCCGAGCGCGATTGTTTGATTAGCGAAGAGATCGCTTTCGAACAAACCGAGCGTGTTTTTAGCACTATTAAAGACATTGCGGCTGACGAAAATATTGACGATCAAGTGGTCGACATTATTGTTTCGTTGGCACTCGGAGATAAAAAAGGCGGGCTTCAAAAAGAAAAAAGAAGTACCCGCTACTGGAAACTTAATAACGCCCGCGAGGTGTTCCATTCATTCTACTTCGCCGATCTTATTAAAGAGGACGAGGTCACAATGAATAAACTCCGCGAGGCTAAAGCAAAACGAATCGACGAAGAACTTGCACTTAGTGACTTCATCTCACAACTTTATAAGTACGCGCGAGTTATTGAAACTCCCGAGCCTAAAGTTGTGGAAGAGGAGCCCACCGAGTTTGATTATACTGCGAGCCTGGTAACTCTTAATCAGGCTGCACTTGATAAAGTTTTGGAGCAGCGCCCGGAACTTATTAAGTGGCTCGACTGATAATCAATAACTTAGCACCAAGCTAAAGCAACAAGCCCTGTCCGGTTTATCGCCGGGCGGGGCTTCTTTTTTATCAATAACGAGAGGCGGAGTTTATTGAATAGCGCGCGCGCCGATTTAAATACTTAGGTCGCGGGAGTTGGCGGGGGTCCGGCCCCTTGCCCCCGCGGCCGCGCCCCCCGCCCCCTAGCCACCGTCCTTGGGTCCCATCCCCTCGATTCGGTTATGCTTCTTGGGCATGACGAATCTCCCCAACATCGCGGGCAAGAACGAAGCAATCGTTGCCGCGATCAAGCGCATCTGGGCTGACCCCATCGCCTTCGGTGAAGCCTTGGGCTACAAAGGCGATCCGGCCACGGGGCGCAAACGCTTTGGTCAGTTCCACCGCGACATGCTCGACCATGTTCATTCGCGGCCCAAGACTTCGACCATCGTCCCTCGCGGCCACGCGAAATCGACCCTGATCACGGTCATCGACACTTGCCATCACCTCTTGCGCCACCCGGAGTCGCGCAACCTGATTGCATGTGCGACCCTTGACCTAGCCCGCAAGCTCGTTGGCGAGATCCGAGACCGCCTCACAGGCGACCTTGAACTCATACCTGGCGTTTACATTCCGGTATCAGAGGTCTTCCCCTGGCTCGCGGTCCAAGGTGACCCTCGCCGCTCTGGACCAGCCGACCAGTTCAACATCGCTGGCCGCGCGGCGGGCAAGGGTCGAGAGCCCTCGGTCTTCGCCGCCTCGGTCGAGTCCAACCTCGCCGGAAACCACCCGACCCGCGCGGTCATCGACGACCCCGCGAACGAACAGAACTCCCGAACCTACTCGCGGCGCAAGAAGGTCATCGACTTCATCGAAGCTCTTGAGCCGCTGATGTACGACCCGGACTCTCCGATCAACCACATCGGCACCCCTTGGGCATTCCAAGATGTGACCGCATACCTGCAACGCCGGGACGATTGGGCACAGTTCCGCTTCGGAGTTTGGGACGGAGCCAACCCCGTCACCAAGGAGCAAGACGGCAAAGGCCCTGGACCTGACGGAGCCTACGCGCTCTGCCCCGCGTTCCTAACCGACGAAGAGATTTCGGAGAAGGGTCGAGTGCTATCGAAGACCTTCTTCTCTGCTCAGTACCTCTGCGAGCCCGTCCCCTCCGAGGAGGCGCTCTTTGATCTCGACCTTGTTCATGCGGCGACGGACGAATCGCTATCCTTGGACAAGCTGCCCGACGGTCCCGAGATTTTGCTCTACGATCCGGTCGCCCGCATCGACGGTGCCCGTGGCGACCTCAACGGCTTGGTCCTTGTCCGAGTTCTGCCCGCTGGACAGTTGGGACTTCGCGGATTCCCCAAGGACCGCAACATCTTCTTCCCGGTATTCGCCAAGGAGATCGCGGGTGGCGCGGACGCCGCCGCCTGCTGGATCGAGGATGTCGCCTGCCACCAGTTCAAGAAGAACCTCAAGTCGATCTGGATCGAGCAAGTCGCCTCTCAGTCACTCTTTGCGCCGTGGCTCGAAGAGCGCAAGAAGATCCAGGGCGTCAAGATCCGGGGCCAGAAGATCGGCAACGCATCCTTGCCCTATCGACTAATGTCGCTTCAGACCGCAATGCGTAAGGGGTACCTCGTCCTACCGAAAGATTTCCCCGGTCGGGAACTCCTAGTCCAGCGGCTTATCGAGTATCCTCTGAGTGATTCCGACGATTTGATCTCGGCACTTGCACTTCTCAGCACAATGGTCGAACGGCGGGGTCAACTACCCGGCGTACCCGCGCCTGAACTGGGGCCGTACCCCACGCGAGTCTGGAACAGTCAGACCTCGCGCCGCAAAGACTACTGGGGCTGACCTATGCAGATGGACCAACTCGCCGCCGACAAGCTGCGCGACCTCGTTGCATCCTCAATGGACTCGCTGCGCGGTCCGCTCGGCTCGAACGAGAAACTGATCGCGGACATTTACACGGGCCGCGACCCGCTCGGCGGCTTGAACGGCCTCGTCCTACCGGAGCAGGGCCTCCCTGCCCACATCTTCAACGAGCCCCTCGGCGTTGGCTCCTGGCGTCCCCCCGAGACGACCGCCAACCTCTTCCTCTCGCGCCTGCGCCAGATCGTGACTGGCCTGACTCCGGGCGTCCCGTCCTTCCGCGCTAAGGCGCGAGTCGCGGGCGCAGCCCACTTGGTCGAGAAGCAGAACCAACTCATGCGGATGATGACCGACCACGGCCATCTCCGCGAGGCGATGCGCAAGGCCGCGTTCATCGGGATGCTCTCCCCCTACTTCGGGGTCAAAGTAGCCTTCGACAAGTCGGAAGAGTACGCCTACAACCGGATCAAGTACCTCGCTCTTGAGCCGCGCGACTGCGGTTACGAGCCGTTCTACCGCCGTTTCGTCTGGCACGCCTACGACATTCAATGGGGCGACATCCCGAAGAAGTGGCGACCCGAACGCGACGAAGAAGATCCGCCCGACTGGACGATCTGCCGACTCACCGAGGTCTACCACGACGGCTTCCGTCACGGCAACATCGCTGTCGGCAAGCAGAAGTGCCCCATGTCCATCTTCGTGTCGGTCCCCACCGACCGTGAGCCTGCGGCATCTTCCTCTATCCCGCTCTCCGCTGACTCGCGGCTGCAAGCACGCGACGAACTGGGCGTCTATGTAACCACCGAGTCGGTTGCAGCCTGCCCCGTCATCGTCGGCAACTTCCTTGATCCCGCGCCGAACGAAGATGTTCCCGCGTCGGAAGTGCTGTCGTGGATCCCGCTGATGCGGATGATTGTCCAAACCCTTGTCCAGATCGACCGTGAGATCCGCACGCTCAACAAGACGGTCCTCTTCGACAAGAACGCGATCAGCGAAGAGGCAATCGGCGCGGTCAAGCATATTGCGCCGGGTGGCACCGTCTTCGTCGGCGTCGATCCCGACGACACGGGCCGAGGCGTCAACGCAACCATGCGTCCGGTCGAGCAGAGCGCGGTCCTCCAAGAGTACCTCGCTGCGCTTACGACCTACATGCAGCTCTTCGATGATGTTACCGGAGTCTCTCCGACGATGCGCGGTGTGGCGGCGAACCCGCGCAAGTCTGCAACGGAAGCGGCGGCCATCACCGAGAATGCGAACCAGCGCAACGCTGATCGTCTTGAGGTCATGGCGACGATGTGGACCCGCCTTGCGCAAGCCGCGTTCAAGTACCAGCGCCAAGTCTTTGGCGACACGGTAGACATCCCGCTCGCCAACGGCGTCATCCGCACGATCCATGTTCCTGACCCGGCAACTGCCTGTTTCACCTTCGACATCGACCCCGTTGAACTGGGTCACCTGTCGAACGCGGGCGACATCCAGGCGCTTATGCAATGGCTTACGGTCACGACGAACACGCAGCGTGCGTTTGCCACAGGTATGCCGCGCATGACGCGCGAAGCTCTGCGCCGTCTCGGCAACGCGATGGGCATCGAGGACGCAGACATCTTCCTTGACGCTCCGACCATCGAACTCGGTCCCGAGGAGCGGTACATCCGCTACCTCCAGACGCAGCAGAGCATCCCGGTCTACGACGACGACCAGCACGATCTCTACATGGCGTACTACACCAAGATGCTTCAGTCGGCCAAGGCTGGTGGCACGCCGAGTTCGGTCGCGGAACTGGAGCAAGTCATCGCTCTGCACCAGATGTACGCCGCGCGTCGGATGGACTTCATCAATCCGGCCCAGGGCGGGGAGATCATCCCCGGCATCGGGGCTGGTCCCGGCGAGATCGACAACAACCTCCAGTCCGCACTCGCCACGAACGCGATCCCGTCCGCTGTCCCGCAGCCGACCACGCC